ATTTTTTTTTAATCTATATCATCAAAGCTAACACCTTCAGGAGTAACAGTGAATGAAATTGAAATATATTCAAGAGATTGAATTGGCTTAATCATAATTCTTGCAGGAAGAATGTGTTGGTCTCTTGTTTCTGCAGTATTTTGAGTCATAATCTTGTAGTCAACAATACCTCTCTTAGACTTAACATCAGCAAGAATAGGGTCAACAAGTGAACGGAATTGGTCTTCAAGTGAATCCTCCATATTTTCGAAAATCATATATCTTGAAGCCTCAATAACAAGTTTCTTAACACGAAGCATAAGTCTTCTCACATTAACTCTGTTAAGTGGAGTATCTTTGCTGTAAAGAGTCTTGTTTCCCCAAACAAGTACACCGTCTTTAGCAAATGTCTTAATAGGATTAATTCTATTGCTGTAAAGTTCATCTTCTTCAGGTGTTCTTGTCTTCTGTTCTGCTTTAGTTACATTCATTTTACCTCTTTGTACACCTGCTGCAGCAAACCAAGGATTTGCCTTGTTGTCTGTTTCAGCCATATTACGTACAACATCTTTGGTAGGAGGAAGCATAATATATTTATTTGCTTCTTTATCAAAGTATTTAACCCAAGGCCAATAAGTTGCTGCGTAAGAAGAATCAATTTCAGAATCTTCAAGGTTACTTACAACTTCATCAGCTGGACCCTCTTTAGGTGCATCAATGATATAAAGTGCATCACCACCACGACCTTCTTCAACATCTTCAACTACATCAAGTGCATCTTCAACAAGAAGTACATTATCTTTAAATGTAATACCAGGAGTTGCAAATAAGTTGATTTCAATGTCTTCAGGGTTTGCAAACTGGTTGTAACCAGCAAGATATGCATAGTAGTCTGAAGTAATTGCAGTTGAAGCTAAACCAAGGTCAAGTGTAGGGTCAAGTGCTGCAAGGTTTTCTGAATTTACTTCAACGAATGGACAACCACTAACAATTTGATACTTGGTTGCTTTATATTCGTCTGTATTAGTTCTGCTCTCTCTATAGATATCCCAACCATCAAAACCACCATAAGGATAAACAGTGAATTTACGATTGTTAATATCACCATAGATTGTATTCTTCATATAAGATTCAGTAAGAATTCTTGGTAATAACATACTCTTTCCTGGAATTTGTACAGGGTCAACAGTTGTAAATATAAAACCGTTAACACTATCAACATAAGTCATTGCTGAAGTTGCTGATGCTGCTTCATTTAAAATAGCATCAAGGTGGAAACCATTAGAAAGTATTGAAGGAGTCATACCAGGTTCGAAATAGTAATTATATTTACCCTTGTAATTAAGGATATCTTCATCAAGAATATTACTATTTAAACCAAAATACTGTCTCTTAGGTTTAATTGAAGAATCAAGTAATGTATTGTACTTTAACTCAACCTTACCTACACTATACTTAGGAATTGGATAACCAAGGAAACCACAAGGAACACAAGATTCTACACCTTCTTCCTTAGAAACTTCTACTGTTAAGTATTTGGACTTAATTTCATATTCACCGTCAAATGTACCAATTTTAAGACCAATGTAGTTGGAAGCACCTTCTACCATTGAAAGATTAGAGAATTTCTCAAGAACAACAGGAGTTGCATCATCATCATAGAAATCACGTACAATTACATCGAATAAACCTTCTTCTGGACGTATTCTTTGAATAGAAACCTTAACTTGGAAGTTTGCTGCATTACCGTCAGAAATTGTATAGAATCTGAAAAGTTTCTTAAGATTAATTGCATCAGTTGTTGCTGCTTTAACTTCGGATACAATCCAAGGAGTCATTGCACAACGATAACTTTCTTTGTAGTCAATGTAGTTTTCATATCCAACAGTACCTGAAGTACCAGATTCTGTAATACCATTTTCACTGATGCTTGCTAATGTTACAACAGTACCACTGTCTGCATTCTGAATTGCTTCATTGTATGCATAATCGTATAATGAATCAATGAAAATTGGTGCAGAACCAAGAAGAGGGTCAATACTAAACACATTGTAAACATATTCTCTATCTTTAGGGTCAAGAGAAACATTATATTTATATGTTTTGTTATTACCAAATGGATTTTCTTCAGCAATTGTAGTAACTTCGATAACGAATTTTCCAATTTCTCTTGTTACACCACTAATCGTTACAGCTGCTTCTTTAGTTCCATCTGAAAGAACAATTACGTTACCACTAAGTGGAAGTGTATATTCTTCACCAGTTAATGAACAATTAGTTGCATAATCATTTCCTTTATACGATAAAATCTTAACAGTCTTTACAAACTGTCTGAATTTTTCTTGTGTAGCACCTTCACAAGTACCACCTGAAACTTTTCCATTATAATCACCTTTTGAACGAAGAATTAAAATAGGCATATTAACACTACCAATTGTTGCTTTTACACCATAAGCCTTACTCATTTCATAACCAGAAATACCAAGTACACGAACAACATTAAGGTTGTCTGACTCACTAAGGTACTCTTTAGCAATGTAAGGTAATTCATATTTAGGAAGACCAGTACCTACATATTTTTCAGGAGAAGTGCCACCGAAATATTCAGTAAATTCAGTCCAATCTTTTACAGGAATGTTCTGAAAAGCAGGACCTTTTAATGTTTCACCAACAAGTCCAAGGCTTGTAATACCAAGACTCTTAACTGAATAAGTAACATCTCTTTCTTCTGAGTAAACACCAGGTGAAACGTGGCCACCTCTTGCATCACTTATCATAATTTTCTAGTTTAT